TTGGCTATTTTGCGCAACTGACGAGACAACCCAAGGAGGCCTGTAACCAATCACTGCTGTGTAATTGTTTTGTTCGATTTTTGCAGCAGCCTCAAGACCGTACATCGGCATTTGATATACAGTGTTGCCATTCAACGATATTCCAGGCGTTTTTGCAGCTTTAGATGATACAAAAACTCTAAATCTACTTATTGAGCAATACTCTTCTGGACGGATCCCCTCTTGAGTTGGATAGGCAGATACAAGCAAAACGCCCTGTACTTTCTGTAAATCGGAGCATAGATTTGTGTTTGCTAGACATATAAATCCATCTCTTACACCGGCTGTACCGAATTTATTTACCGCTTCCAAACTGCTTAACATTGTACGAGATTCATTGCCCAGTAGAATGTTTTCTATGTTGTTGACATCGTTCAGCGAGGGGTTGCTAGGCTGATCACCGTTTAATCCCCCGACGGCGTTTAGATAAGAAGGGCTCGAACTGAAAAGGTCTCTCATTAAAAGATCCTCTTTCTCTCTAACCCACAGACCTAAAAGTGCAGTGAATTTCATTAATGATTTGCTGTTTTCCCATAGAACTAACTGCTCATTGACAACGATGGATTTGCTATAAATCTCCATTGTTGCGTCAATGTCTGTTCTTACCGGTACCTCGGAGGCTGGATCGATACCAGAACCATCGAGTTGACCGCCTTCTGTCGATAGTCGCTCAAAACGCGACAGACGTGTTGTTTTACCGATATAACTCTGAGCGTGATGTAAATCTACGCCGAACGAGTGAATCAGATTGAACATCGGAGTTGAAAGAAGATCCTCAGAGGCCTGCACTGGCAGCTCCGGGGCCATATTATTGATGCCTGTAATTCCTGTAGAAAAAGACATAAACGCCTCGCCTTTATAGAGTTAATCCTAAAATTAATTTCTACGTGGCGAGGCGTAAATACGGCCTGTGGAGTGCGAATCCTGAATCTGCGTTTAGTTATATGTATAGCAAGTTAAATTTTTATATGCAACACATTAAATTTAATGTATCTCTTTCATAGCCCGTTGAATGCGCTCCCAATTTTCACGCTTCCGCTCCTCTGATAAATGCGAGCTCGTTCGTCCAGATCCTGGTTGTGTAATTTCATTGGATGATGCAGATCTAGGCTTTTGAATGTTAATGTCGGCTCGAACGCTCTCTTTTTTTGCATTAGCAGCATTGGGTACGAATTTCTTTACTGCCATGTAAATATCACTCCATTTGTCAAATCCATCGGATAAACGCTGCATAGGCCGTGAGACCTCAGGATAGTGATAGTCAAGGTAGTCTAAATTTTCCTGAGAAATGACAGCATTAAAATCAGGATATGAACGCACTAATTTTGTTGGATATTCTATTCGCTCATTCTCCTCACGACGCCTAGCATCCTCAGCATCACGTCTAGCCAAAGCTGCGTTAACTTTTTTCTCTATTTTCTCATCATCGCTTTCCTCATAATACTGATCATTTTTATGTGAATTTTCTTGCTGAGGGGGTTGACTTTTAGAGAACGCCGCTTCCATGGCTGCTTTTAGTGCCGAAATTTCTTTCTCTTTTTCATTCGCTTTATGTTCCGCCTCTTCACGAGCTATTCGATCTTTTTTACGAGCCTCTCTGAATTCCCTCCAGTTCTTGTCCTCTTTCGTCTCAGTAGATTGAGCGTCTACAGAAGGAACGGCCGTATCAACAATAACTTTTTCTGGACTAACTACCGATTCTCCAGTAGACTGTACATTAATATTTTCCATTGGGTTCTCCTATGTCTTCTGACGATGAAATTGAAAAAATAACTTATGAATCTGATTTTAGCGAAATTCGTGCTATAACGGCAAAACGTTTTGATATGTATAACAAAACAATGGCTTTGATGTGTGCTGATGCCCCCATTTCTGTGCTATGTCTCAATCCCACACTAGAGAAACGATTAATTAGAAAGGGCTATGTTCGAGTGTACGATTTGATCCCCGAAAAAATCGCCAACATCATCGGTTTTAGTCCACTCGAGATCGCCTATATTACTTCCAGTGTTGAGCAATTTATTTCTATGAGCTAATACGTACTCGTATTCTGATAATAATTTTATGTCGTTCTCTTTTCGTATGTAATCCCAAAAATGACAAGGGTCAACATTATAGAATTTAATTTTACCTTTTACTTTTTTTGCTCTCCATCCTCTATAAAATTCATCCGTCCAACGCTTCATAGATTGATAATTTTTATGGACGATAGACAATTCATGTAGTTCAGCCATAACGACATCAGAAGGCAAAACCCACAAACGTTTCGTAAACATGTCCAATTTTTTATTGTACAAAAGCACGGCCTGATTTGGCCTAGGTTTTGGTAAAAAAGGCCAAGCAAAAAACTTTCTGCGGATTAAATTTGTTAGGACGTTGTCTTTTGAAATGAGCATTATGACACAAAACTCATCTTGATCTATATATTTGCTGTTGGACTCTGCACATTTACGTAATTCAGGGCCAATATCCTCCGTCATGGCGTGACCAACTTCCAAGGCATTATATTTAGTGTTGTCACGAAATGCCTTTGCAGATAGTTTGCCGGCAGTAGTTTCACTATTAAAGTCAATTACATTATAAGACATTAAAATACCTGGGGAGGATTTTTCAAGCTTTAATTTATCAGTGATCTAACTCATTTGTTTTAATATGCGTGCAAGGTCGGTCTTTTCCTGGCTTAGCACAAAAGGCTTCAGCAGGAGAATTGGAGGGTTTAGGAGTAAATGACAAGTTAGTCTCCCAATGATTTTGATCGAGAGGGTGTTTATTTATATATTTTTTTTCATCATATTTCATGTATTATTTCTCCATGTAAACAAATAAAAAAATGTAAAATGGGGCTAGAATTTAGGGAGTACGTTGGCATGTACCAATCCTAGCCCCATTTTTTAATGCTTTGCTTGATGCGATTTTACGTATGAAGACAACGCATCTGATGATTTTTTGTATTCACCTGCTTGATCCATATCAGATTTAGAGTATTTTTGATCCGCACATGAAACATCGCCTAAGCTTTTTTGCCAATGCTCCCTGTTAAAATACTCCATTCCTGGCCCCTTTTGTAAAGGGTGACCGCTCATTTTTTTATGACTCATCATACACCTCAAATTGCCTGCTCGGCTATCGCCTCAGACTGCTTGTTTAAAATTTTAATATACTGTGCTAACTCTAAGTTATTTTTTAAATTCTGTAAATCTAATTCTTCCAGCTCGATGATCGCCTTGATCATATCTAGATCTGCTTGCGATGATTTATGTTCTGCTGATGCGTGTAGCTCATCTATTTTGGCCATCCTTTCCGCAGCCGACGCCATAACATCTGTCTGCTTGGCATCATTAACCTTAGATTGAGACATAAGAGATAAAATCTTAGCATTATCCAACTTTTCTTTCTGCGCACTTTCTGCCTGGGCCTGTTGTTGTTGCTGCTGTTGCTGCTCTTCCATGTCAGCTATCACCTGACGTTTATTTGTTATGAATGCTGCCCTCAGGATGGATTTATCCGCTATAGCGATTCCCATTTCTTTGAAAGTCATGAGCTGCTGTAACTCCATCTGTCTTTGAGATGCGGAGTAGTTCCCCTCTTCTACGGTAAAAGCATATTTCTGGCTATGGCTAGTCCAAAATCTTTGGTCGGCATCATGCCCTAGAATGTTCCGAACTTTTCCTTTGGAGAAATTCTTACGGATAGCCTGTAGTGTGATCTTACCAAACAATCGTTGTGTGTAATCCAATTTATCGAATAAAGTTTGTAGCGTGACAAGCCCCGCTCCTTGACGCAACATAGACAATATTCCAGATTTGTCGTCAGTAGCGGATCCAAGAAGCTCTTCATTTATACCCGATATTTTAGTTATGTCCTCGGCAAGGATATTCGATAGCTCTATCAGAGATTGCGGTATGTTGACTGGCTCAATTCTCTGTATCTCGCTCGGCAAACGTCCTGATTTTAGAGGAATTAGGAATCCATCACCTCCCGACGATTGCCTGAAACATTTGGGATCGGTCACAGCGTCAACGGGATATATCCAGCCCGCATTTAGCGACGATTGCATGATCTGTAGTTCGATCACTTTTCGCATATTGTAGAGGAATTGAGCATCACGTAAATTTCTGACGATCCCGAATTTTCTCCACGCATAATTTGGAATATCCTGGTTTACATAGCATTGTGTCGGTACAAACGGGTATTCGTCAATATTGAGTAGGTTTTTGCCGTTATATACCGTTTTACCTGAAAGAGTTATGACCATTTTAACAGTCGGTATTTGAGTCTCTTTTACCTGAAGCCACGGCTGCATGGCCATTACGCGATCGAACTCATCATCCTCTGCTGTTTCATCTTCATTCCATTCTGTGGCCTCGCCGGTCATCGGATCGAGTATTATTTTACCCGGTCTTGTGGTGCGGTAATAAAATTCATCGAACGTGAATAGGTTTGAGATTGCGACATTTTGTAACTCGGCCTGCATCGGGAAGCGACCATCTTTCATTCCGCCCGGGTTCATTTTATCTATTTCAGAAGAATAACCGGGGAGAAGTAGTTTTGCCACTTCTTTCGAGACCCATCGACGTCGCCAGATACCGTTACAGTCTGATAAATCCTGCTTCCTAGTGTACTGATCTATCAAATAATTATTATACGATACGCTATCACTAAAAAGATCTCCGGATACCGGGTCAAATGTAAAATCTGGATACAAATGTAGTAAAGTTTCTCCTGTGTCACATGCCCCCTCAAACGCCTGGGATAGATATTCCTGAAATCCTGAACGATCATCGCACCAACGTAGCACAGCGTTAAAATCGTCTGACAAAGGGTCATCATTTTCATGAATGGGAATAGTAACAGTCGATTTACGATTTTTACGTTGAAAACCTGCGACCATGTTGATATGTCGAAGAATTAAATTGAAAAAATATTTCTGAGACGTTTGCCCTTGATTACCATAAAACTGATTAAAAAGCTGCTGATCGCCAACTTTAAACCGTTTATCTATCGAACCCTGCATCCATTGGACAGCGTTGATGGGGTAGTTGGACTGATAAAACCAGTCCATCATACCCTTTAATTCTTTATTTGAAACGTCAGACGGATCGACGTAACCTAAAGAATATTGTCCTGACTCGTACGACGGCATAGAGCATTACCTGGGGAAATAACTCTATTTTAAACAGATACTGAAATTTTTATCTACACTTATATTTTGATTTTACATATGATGAACGGTGATGATACTGGCCCCGCACTGTGGGTGGAATGGCTCCTAGCCGCACTCGGTTTGCACGAATAATTGCAAAGGTTTTTTCAAAGGATTTTCACGACAAAAAAAATTCTAAAATTTCCCTTTGTTTTGTGGCCCGCTAGCAATAGCGGGTTTTTTTAACGTAAAATTCCCCAGGAAAAAATGACTAATATATCGCTACGTCAATATCAGATCGATTGCATAGACGCTATTTTACACAAGCGCAAAAATGGCGTAAACAGGCAGATGGTACACCTACCGACAGGTGCAGGTAAAACAGTCAT